GTTTCTCTTTGGCGATGAGAACTGCGGGAAGTCCATTCTGTGGGAAGCGTTCCAGCTACTCGTGACTCAGGGCGTTGTAAAGGCCGACCGCTCCCTCACCAATCAGTCAGATTTCAACGGTGAGTTGGTGGGCGCAATCCTGTGCGTGGTGGAAGAGAAAGACATCTCAAAGTCCGCCGGCGCGCTCGCGAAGATTAAGGATGCGGTGACGAGTCTCGTGCTGTCGATCCGAAAGATGCGGACGGACACGTTCCAGATTCCTAATCTCACTCACTGGATTCAGTGCGCCAACCATCAAGACGCTCTGATCGTTCCGTCTGGCGACACGCGCATCACGGTCATCTACGTTCATCCTCTCAGGAATGAAATACCGAAGGACGAACTCATTCGTCGCTTGAAGGACGAAGCGCCGGCGTTTCTGCGTACGCTGCTCGACATGCAACTGCCGCCGCCGCAGGGTCGGCTGGGCCTGCCGCTTGTGGCCACACGGCACAAAGCCAGGTCTGAGGAATTGAGCCGATCACCATTGGACTCGTTCATTAGGGACAACTGCCATCCAGTCATTGGCGAGATGATCCCGTTCGCTGAATTCTACGAAGAGTTCATCGAGTCTCTAACGGACGATCGCCACTCATGGACCAAACAGAAAGTCAGTCGCGCTCTTCCCGTCAATCACCCGAGCGGCGCTGGCACGGGTAACAAGAAGTTCGTTGCAAATCTTAGCTGGGAACCAAAGGAACCCCGGCCGGAAGCCAGGTTGCTCATCGTGAAGGACGGCAAATTGCGAGAGGACAATGGCTGATTATATCCCAGACAACGCACCTATCAGATCGAACATTCACACGCCACTAACCCTGACCGCGTTGCAGACGTACGTCGAGGGCTTCATTAAGTTCGTCGAGCTTCAGAGCGGCGACGTGATGATCGTGAACGAAGCCGGACCCGCGTTCGCACCCATCAACCAGGCGGCCAGCAAGATTGCCGGACAAATCATCCACGGCCACGTGATTCTTTGCTCACCCTCGGAGATCGAATGAAAGTCATTGGTTTAGGGCATTACAGCAGAACCGGCAAGGACACCTTTGCTAATGCTCTCATTACATCGTTGCGCGAGTACGACCCCAAGTTCCGAGTCGGCAAGGTGCCGTTCGCCTGGAAGCTGAAGCAAGTCTGCTACGAGCTATATGCCTGGGCCGGCATGAAGCCGCCGGAATGGTACGAGACGGCCGAGGGCGAGAAGGATCGCGACATCATGCTGCCGGCGATCGGCAAGACACCGGTGGACATCTGGATCGACATGGGTACGCCGGCTGTGAGGCAGAACGTCTACGACCGAACTTGGATCGACTACGTTCTCAAGACGGACCACAAGCTCGACGTGCTGATTGTTCCCGACGTTCGGTTCTACAACGAAGTAGACGCCGTTCGAGAATTATCCGGGACACTCATCAAGGTTGTGAGGCCCGGCTATGGGCCTCGCAAGTCGCCAGCCGACCGCGCTCTGCTCTGCTACCGAGGTTGGGATTTGGTCATTGGAGAGACTGGTGATATTCGTGAATTAAAGCAGTGGGCCAACAGGTTCGCGTATGCTTTGACGCAAGATAATGTTCCCCACTGGCCACCGTTCCGGTACGCGGACGAAAACAAAGCCGCTTACCAGGTCGAGGTCATCGAGCCGTGGGAACGCGATGGCGAATGGCTCAAGCCGGGCTGGGCGCTCCGCGATGGTCGGCTGATCAATCTAATGGAGCAGGCCGCATGATTCACAGCGTTTATGGAAACATCTTGGCGTCGGTCGATCTGGAATGCACTGGCACGTGGCCGAATTATCACGAGCCGATCCAGATCGCCGTCGTACCGCTTAACAACAACCTCGAACCGCTATCTGTGACGCCGTTCTACCGTCGCATCCGGGCTATGCGCCCAGATCGGGCTGATTCGCGCGCCTTGGCGGTACACGGGCTTTACGACATCGAGAGCGGGCCTGAACCGGAAGAGGTTCAAGATGCTTTCGTGGATTGGGTAAGCAAGCTCGGCCTGCCGATGGAGCGCAGTCTCGCGCCGCTGGCGCACAACTGGCCGTTTGAGTGCGGATTCCTCAAGGCGTGGTTAGGTGTCCCGCTAATGGAGAAGCTGTTCTTCGGCCACCCGCGAGACAGTATGCAATTGGCCCTACAGCTAAATGACCGCGCGGTGACCGCCGGCCGACCAATTCCATTCGAGAAGGTCGGGCTTGGAGATTTATGTAAAAGGTTTGGTATCGTCAATGAAAAGGCACACGATGCCCTTTCCGACTGCATAGCTGAAGCCAAAGTATATCGGCACCTACTGCTTTACCAAGAAGAAACCCCGCCTCTGGTCTGAGGCGGGGCATATGAAAACTGAGCACAGGCCCAGGTTAGCTATATGGTTCGATTAGCGAAAGAAAGCATCGATCGATTCTACGATTACGATCTGCACATCGAGACGCGCACTCTCTTCATCGGAGACAGCATCCCCGAGAACAAAGAGAGTGACGGCGAAATCGATGCTGACGTGTCACAGCGCGTAATCAAGGGACTGCATCTGCTGACAGCCGCAGCGATCGACAAGCCAATCACGATTTACATCAACAGTTTCGGGGGCTGCTTCTACAATGGAATGGCGATCTACGACGCCATCAAAGCATGCCCGAGCCACATCACGGCCTATGTGTATGGGTCCGCGATGTCGATGGGATCGCTGATACTGCAAGCTGCGGACAATCGGCTGATCTACCCGAATGCGACCATGATGCTGCATGACGGCTACGACACTCGCGTCGGCGACGTGCCGCAGACCTTCTTCAACTGGGCTGAGTACAGCAAGAAGATGAGAACTGTGATGTACCAGATTTACGCCGACAGGTCCGGCCAGAAGCCGAGCTTCTGGCGCAGGAAGCTTTCCAACGATTTGATCCTGACTGCGAGAGAGGCCAAAGGACTCGGCCTCGTGGACGGAATTGTGGGGGAATCAGACTAGCTCTTTGATCTCTTCCTGCGAGTTCACAGTACCCTCGATGGTCCTGCCCATCCTGTGAGTGAGCGCCTCGACCCGCTCTTCCCAGCCGGCAATCCCAAGGGCTTTGTAATCGGACGTGATCAACTGGACTAGCTGACCACAGATGCGGAGCACGGCGTCTCGATGTAGGAACATACTACGACGAGCTTGAGCTTCATCGTGCGTCTTTGCGAGTCGAGTTACAATTGTCGCCCAGGCCGTTGCAGCGCCTTGGTTCTTGTCGTTGATCGCTTTCTCAAGCTGCAAACGCGCAAGATCAAGTTCGTCTGCTAAGTTAGCTGGATCATCGGTCCTAAACGCCTTGAGCCTATTACGGTCCTCTTCACTCGTCAGCTTGTACTTCATGCCAGTCTCCACATATAGCCGTTGCGGTCTCGGAACCCTCGTTTTGGACGTGCTTGCTTAACTCGTCGTCGTACCGCCTCGAACTCCATACCGAGCGTACGCGATGCTTGTCGAATTGAAGCGAATCGTTCGGACTTACCGTCAGGCGAGACTCTGATGATGGCTCGCTGCTTATGCTCCCATAACGGATGCCGAACGCCTTTGTATCTGCTGTCGAGCAGCTTGCAACCGCCAAGCTCCCGAAGTTGCTGACGACGGAAGGCGGCCAAGTAACGTGCATGGAGACTGGTTACAAGCATGGGCACCAGCCCATCCCATACCGGGACTGGCTTTAACCCCGCCTCACGCAATTCCTTCAGCCAGCGATCAAGTGTTGAACCTTTCGTAGCCTTTGGGTGTCGCCAAGCGGCTTTCCCTCGTCCGAAGCCGACATAGCACCGTGGATCATCAGGGCGGGGATCGACTACCTCGTAAGCGAGATAGTTGAATGTTCCATCACGCTGTTTCTTCTTTGCCATGACTAAATCAAATTATCTGCCGTGCGTTCGTCGGCAAGAGATCGTCTATATGGACACGGACGGTACGCAGTCGCCTATGCACCGATGCACGCACCAAACGTCAGAGCGTTTTGGAACGGACGTGTCCGTTGATGACTGCGCATCGTGCCCAGTCCGCGTGCCGCCGGCCTTGAAGGACTTGGTGCCCAGCATTCCGATTTTGCGTCGTGACTTCGGAGAACCGAAGATCATGCCAGACGGTAGCATTGTCTATCGAAAGACCGGGTTGGAAGCCCCGATCTGCCCAAACGGGTATCGGCGCAAGAGTGACGATCTATTCAGCGATGATGCTTGGGTGTTTCTGCCGTTGTGGAAACCCTGCCTGCACAGAGAGATGGCTAACATCGTTCGACCGTGCGGGTGCGTCCAGGTGAGGACATTCTGTCTATCGGACATTGCCGGTCGGTACGGTAAGACCGTAACGACCGAGATATGCGCCGGCTGCACGGTACGTCGGCCGCCCGAGGGACTGGATTGAAAGGCCCGGTGACAATTCACCGGGCCTTTCTCCATTTAGATTCCCGGATTGGTCGGCGCATCGCCGCTGTACCCTGTGATCTGCACGTCGGCTTCAGCCGGCTCAGGGCAGGGTTGGCCGAACGTTGCGCTTTCCTCATCTTGGTCTAGACCGAGATCAGCGGACGCTGTGCTCGTGACCCAGACGTATTGCTTTCCGACTTCGGCTGCGAACGAGTCGCTGATGGCGGTCGTTTCGGCAACTTTCTGATCTCGGAATGCTTTCGCGGCCTTGGCCGAGTTGAACGTGAGACATTGAGTTGCGCTCTCGATGTCACCAAGCAGAATCTTTCCGGTGTCGCCGATCGTGCTACTCGTTCCACCGGTTGCCTTTGCAACCAACGACACTTGAATCCACTTCAAGGTGACGAGGGCTTCGCAGTTACCGGCCTCACATTCGTTCTCTGGCAGTTCTTCCAGATCGCCTTCGCGCTCCTTCTCATTGCTGGCATTCCCTCTCGCGGCATCCTGGCGAGCACGCTTTGCCTCTTCCAGCGCTTGTTTTGCTAGCTCACAGCAGTTGTCAGAATTTGCTGTCTTCGTACCGCTAGTGATCGGCGACGTACCAGTATTGATTGCCCCGTTCTGATCCTCATCGGCATCCACCGTGGGCTTGTCATCGCCGATGTCGCTGGGAGCAGCGTCTCCGAAATCGCCACGGCACCCGGTCTGACCGATGTCGGTGGCTTCTCCATTGCAGGCCAACTGAAAGCCTTGGAATAGTCCATCGCGTCGGTTGCTCAGGATGTGACCATTCGGCGCAATAACGCTGAAGTTTGGACCATCGCCGCTTCCTGCGAATCCTTGATTCCGTTCGTCAATTGTCGGGAAGATTAACGTTTCTGAGACCAGCGCTGGCCACGCGAACGAGTACATCGTGTTGGTCCCGGATTTCACCGGTGTCCAAATCTCGAAGTCGATCGTGTGATCATCGGAGTTGTAGTTAGCAACTTCGACAAAGGCTTTGATCGTTCCCGACGCAATGTCAGGTAGGGTCAAGCCGATTGTGTCAAAGCTTTCTAGCTTCAGCTTACTGACCGGAGTCTTGAAGCGAGCTTTCCGCCAGGTGTTCGACTTACGAATCAACCAGAACGTGGCGCTCTTTCGGACCAGGTCGAGGATGTTGTAGCAGTAGAAGCTGTAGGGCTTCTCGTGCGTGCCGTACTTCGCGACGTTGTGACGAAGGATTAGCTTATTGGGCTTCTCTATGGCGTAATCCTTTCGCCATTCTGCCACGTACTTCGTCACCAAGTCCTCGGTCGGCGTATGGAATACGGTGAGAGACTTGGCCAGAATATCGGACTCGCCAACGGTATCGTCTGCCGCAGGCTCTTCGGCCAGGTACTTGAGGAAGAACGTGTCGTCCTTCAGGTAGATCGCGCAGCGCGCCTGAAAGGCGATTTCCTCCAGCACATTGATGAGGTTCCGCCGGTCCAACAGCGGGAAGTTCATCGGGTAGTTGTCGATCTTCGTGCGGATCGCATTGAAGGTCGTGGCGTCAGTGCCATAGTCGGTGTACGTGTCGATAAACCATTGCAGGATGTCTACGGTGTTCGGCCCGACACTAGATGTCAGGGTCACGTAGATGTCGTCGCTCCAGCCGAGGCCACGACTAGACAGCGGCCGAGTGAAGACGATCTCCATGACTTCGTACGTGCCGTAGTTCGTCTGCCGGATTGTGTAATATTCAGAGGGCACCGTCAGCAGTTGCCGACCGCCTTCCAGATCGCGGTAAGCTGCAACTCGCAGGATCGTAGACGGAAGGATGTTGGCGACGTAGATGATCTCTTCATCACTGGCCATCGTGACTTTAGCGCCCGCGTTCGCCCAAAAGAAGCTGGAGGTCGGGTAGTCATTGTATGCTGCCCAACTCTTGCGAGACTCTTCAGCAAGTTGAACGGGATCATTGCCGAACTGATCTGGTACAGCAGCGTCCGGGTCATTCCCGTTGTTCTGATTCTTACCGAACTTGTCTCCGCAGTTGCTCCGAATGGTGTTCTCAGGTTCTTCCACGACCGGAAGGCCGGTAGAAGTATCCATGTCCGGGTGAAGCCGAGACGTTATTGTGAATACTTCACCGTTGAATGTGCCATTAAACTTGCCACCGTTGATGTCCAGCGTGAGCAGCTTCCCTTGAGGGAACTTGCTTCCGCCAAACACCCGGATCGTGCCATACTCATAAGCGGATTGCTCGGCCAGTTGAAGCTCAAGGGTTTCAACTGCTTCACACGCTGACTTCACGCAGTTGGGGTCCGGCTCATAGATCGGAACAATCATCAACGACGATGAACCTAATCCCGGCGTGCCGCTTCCTCGGAAGCCCAGGAAGTTCAACGCGCAAATTAGTTTCTTGGCCAAACGCAGTCGGTGCTCTAGCGTGAAATCCATGATGCCGACACCGGTGGCGAGGATTCCCTGGCGAACACTTTGAATCTGCAAGGCAGGTACGTTTATGACCGTGCCGAAGCAGAGCGGCCACGGCTTACCGATCAAGTCTTCAGGCGGGGAGACGAAGTTGCCTTCCTCGATCGAGAAGCCAACCTCTACGTCCTCGATCTTCGAGATCACGTCGAAACTGACTGTGCGATCGCCTTCATTCCATTCGACAGGGCTGTTGATCTCGCCCTTGAAGATCAGAAACTTCTCTGATGTGGCGAGACCCTCGAACCACTGATAAATCCAGCAAGATCGCTTGTGGATGTCGGTCGTGTCCAGGATTTGCTTGAGCGATCCGTCGGTGTCGTCGAGGACGACGGAGAATTGCTGGGACTGGCCGCCGCCCGAGACCTGCACAACGTCATCGATAGGGCCAACTTCTAGAATCTTGCCTTTGATGTTGCTGGCCGCAATGTCGCGATCGGCGTAGGTGTCACGAGGCCCGTTGGGAACCCATTGGATTTCGACGATATTGATCGGCTCGGTGCCGAGATTCGTGGCTAGCTTTGTGAGTGAAGCTGCGGAGATGTTACGAGCCATTTGGTCCCCTACTGTGCCGTGCCTTCAAAGCTGATCGTTATTTGCTGCTGCTCTCCGCGCGGCATTGGATGAATTGCCGGGGCCGCGCGACGTGGCGTGTCGAACTCGAACGGGTTATCCACGAACCTTCCGACCCACTGGCGTCCGTGATGGTCCGTCACTCGAATAGTCGAGGCGAAGTACGAAAGAATGAAGGCCCTCAGTTCGAGGGCCTTATTCCGTGACAGCGAAAAACTCCATTGCACTCGTCGCCGGTCGCCCTTTGTCTTTACATACGTGTAAAGCGTTCCGTTCATCGCCCGTTTCGCCTCGACCTCTGCGGTCAGTTGTTCGGAGTCGCTGAACTGAGGGTTAGGCAATAGAGTCGTTGTCTGGTAGGCTTGCAGCGTGAACATTTATGCCTCGAAGTAGCCCAAGATTCCGCGATCAGCGCCGGAGGAAAACCAAGTTTGTGTTCCACTGCCGGCACCACGTTCTAGGCCGACCGCAGAATGCTTTCCGATTGAGGTAATAGTCGTGGCCAAATGTCCGACGCACATCACCAGGGCGGTCGAGTTGCAGACGATCATCGCCACCCCCGCATTGACCGACGTGGAGTCTAGACCGACGCCGCAGTGTGCGTTGGAGTCTGCTACCGTGGACGAGAGAAGTTGCATACTGTCAACTTCCAGATACCCCCAGCCAGACCAACTACAAAATTCACTTGATTAGCGGTGTCGTTATTCGTCTGTCGATACGTGGCCGTCGAGT